ATGGACGCACAAAAAACGGCTAATCCGCTGAGACAAGTACTTAAGATTAGTAAGAGAAGGAGAATAAAAATGAATCCATTAATTCAAAGTTTGACAGAAGGTCAACTTCGTTCTGATATCCCTGAGTTCCGTGCTGGTGATACTGTACGTGTTCACGCTAAAGTTGTTGAAGGTACTCGCGAACGTATTCAGATCTTTGAAGGTGTTGTTATCTCACGTAAAGGTCAAGGAATCTCAGAAATGTACACAGTACGTAAAATTTCTGGTGGTATCGGTGTAGAGCGTACATTCCCAATTCACACTCCTCGTGTTGATAAAATCGAAGTTGTTCGTTATGGTAAAGTACGTCGTGCTAAACTTTACTACTTACGCGCATTGCAAGGTAAAGCTGCACGTATTAAAGAAATCCGTCGTTAATTTTGATGATCAGATTTTAAAAATGCTTGGTTGTTTGAGGATAGTAACTATGTTTTAAAACTGGACAACCAAGACGTAAAAAATCTGCCTGTGGGCAGTTTTTTTACTAGGTCCCCTTAGTTCAATGGATATAACAACTCCCTCCTAAGGAGTAATTGCTGGTTCGATTCCGGCAGGGGACATGTAAATAACGTCAAAAGCCTTTGTATTAAAGGCTTTTTGTTTTATTCCGGTTTTAAAAAGGGCACAAAAGGGGCAGTTTGTTTATTTATAATTTCTTTCATATTTACAGTTGTGTGACTGTAAATAGATAATGTTGTTTTTGGATCGCTGTGACCAACTCTATCCATTATCGCATTTAGCGGTATCCCTTTTTCTGCTAAAAATGATATATGCGAGTGTCTAAATAAGTGCGTGTGATAATCTCCGTAAATTTTCAATCGCTTATTGATGTATGCGTTTAAAATCGGTACACCGTTCGAATTTGGAAAGACGAATGAACTTGTCTTTTTCTGTTTATTGACGATATCTAAAATATTATCTGATACAGATATTTTGCGTGTTGATTTTTTGGTCTTGGTCGTAGTGATTTCTCGTGTGTTAAAATCGTAAGTTGCATTAATCAGAATTTCTTTATTTTCAAAATCTATTTTGTCGTAAGTCAGACAAGCTAATTCTCCATACCGTACACCCGTCAAAAACATGAATAAAACGATGTCTGCGAGCGTTTGTTCATCATTGTCTATCATTCTATTGCACAGGTCGTAAACCTCGTTAGATGTTAAATAAAGCACCTTTTCAGGCTTGTAATCATCCTTTGGTTTGGGAACTAAGACGTTCTCCGTCGGATTACTTGTCATATAGTCCATTTGTATCGCATAAGAAAATATGGCATGCAATCTCTTTCTACATTTATGCGTAACATGATACGAATTGTGTTTTAATAGTTTATCAATGATTAGTCTAATATCACGTTTAGTCAACTTGTTGATAATTGTATCATCTGGTAACACGGTTGCTATATGACTGTCAGATACTAAATAACCACGTTTTGTGGAGTCTTTGACGGTCGGTATCCATTGCTTTAGATATTCCTTTTTAAGTTCTCCGTAAGTCATTTCTGAGTGATTTCTGATAGCGAGCCTATCTTCAATCTTTTCCTGCAATATTAAACCAGCTTTTTTCTGAGCTTGACTAGAATTTTTATCTAGTGTCACAGATACTTTTTTGTACTTATTTGTTAGAGGGTCAGTATATCTTTCGATATATTTAAATTTCCCGTTGGCTAGCTCCTCTATCCACATTGTTTTATACCTCATTTTCTGTTAAAATAGGTATGGTAAAAACCCCTCCCAAAAAGCAGGTTTTTACTATACTAGAATTTGCCTCACGCTCTCCTTGGCCAAAATTTGAGCGTGGGGCTTTTTTTATTTTGTCTTAAACGTTCTTCCACAATTTGTGCAATGCCAGTTGTTTTTACCCTTTTTCCCAACCAAACCTAGCAATAAGAACGGCCAAGCAATTAAAAATCCGATACAACCGACACAACCATTAAAACCTTTACGGTCTTGGTTCATAAATTGTACTTTTGTACTTTGGCAGTAAGGACAACGCTGTGCAAAAAATCCCATTTTTAATTCTCCTGATTTTGATTTCAGCTTTTAACGTGGTTCAGATATTACACATAGTTATTAATTTTCCTATTTACATTTCGACTGGGGTAAAATGGCACGTTATACAAAATGACGTTTAAATAATTTATGGCTTTCAATGTTCTGATCAACATCTTTCTCATCCCAAATTTGTAACTCCCAAGGATAGTAGTGGTTGCTCTTATTCTTGAAATAAACGTGTATTCCTGTGTAATTATCTTTATCTCGTAAATACCAGTTTTTTAAATCGAACTTATCTTTCCATTCATCGAGTTGCTCCATCACTTGTGAAATATCCTCAGAAGATAAAATGATACGAGCGCCAAAAATGTCATTAAGAATAGAATTCACAGGATAACCATCTTGTCTTTTGGAAAAACGTTCAATTTTGTCTAAGATACTTTCTGATGTTTTGACACGATAGACGTAAGGGATATCTTTGACATCGGCTTTCATCAAATAATCATTGATGGATTCGTGCAAATTCAAGCGGTAATCTAAAATCGCTTGAACAGGTACTTTTGAAAAGGTATGTTTTAGATTAATCTTTTCAACTTTCCCAGTTTCAAAATAATCTTGCGAATAAACAAGGTGTATTCTATTAATTTCCGAGATTAAGCGTTCAACTTTTTCCAGCATATTAATTCTCCTTGTAACTCCCCACAACCTCGCCGATAATCCTAAAATCACTATCTCTATCGATTTGGATATCACTATATTTATCGTTTAGACTATGTAAAAACGCTCCCTCATTGTTTATAAGCAACTGTTTGATATAAGCGTCACCGTAATATTCAAAAACGCCTATATCGCCATCTACGAGCTCTACGGATAGCTTAACGAACACATAGTCCCCAGAGTGATACTCTGGTTCCATAGAATCGCCATAAACCGGTATGACAAAATCAGCGTCATAATCGACTGGTAATTCAATTGTTTCTACTTGTACATCATTTAGATACTGCCCTGTACCAGCTGAAGCTGCGTGGTCGTAGTAGTTGTAAGAGAATAATTCTACTACTATATCCTTACTGTTTTCTACTGTGTTTTGTTGTTCTAATAATTTATCACCGTATGAAATCCATTCACCGTGATGTGGTTCTTTGAGACTGCGGTCAAGCTCTAAGACTTTTGGGGTGGGAGAGGAAGATAGAGGAGTACTCTCTGAATTTATTCCGTGAAGTATATAATCAGTTGTAGTGCCAAATAATTGAGCTAATTTAACTAACTTTCCACCAGTAGGTAGATTTTTCCCATTCTCCCATTTAGAGATAGTAGTAAAAGATTTGTAGCCCATAAATTCTGCTACCTCTGTTTGTTCTAAATGATTATCTAACCTAAGTTGCCTGATACGCTCTGAAATTTTCTGAATATCTGACATTTTATTTATTCCTTTTTTGATTTTTTGTTAATTACATTTTATAGTAGAAATGAAAAAAAATCAAGTGAAGTTGTTAAAATTTCAAAAAAACTTGAAAAAAATCAAGTAAACTGTTGACACTTGAGAAAATCTCAAGTATAATATAATCAAGCTTAAGGAATTAAGCAAAACAAAAAGGAGGTACAGCTGATGAAGTCGAGGCTAAACAAAAAGCCTAAACACAAAGAACTAGAAGTCGAAATCAAGATTCTTTGGTTTAAGCTTAGGATTCACTACTCAATAGAGTGGTGACAATACCAAGAGGGCTAAGAAGCCCTCTCCCCTAACGGGGTAAGTTTAGTTTAGCACATCGGCTGTATCTCTGCAAGAATGAAAGGAGAGTAAATGGATTTATTGAAAGTAGGTGGCATGACCTATAACGTTGTTATTCAGGAGCATTTCAAAGCTTATGATGATGATAGAAATCTCTGGGGGTATTGTGATTACGAACAACAAATCATATATATTCGTGAGTCATTATCAGAGCAAAAGAAAAAGCAAGTGCTAGTCCACGAACTAACACATGCTATTCTACATGAAGTTGGCTACAAAGAACAAGATGAAGAACTTGTTAGTCGTTTTTCAATCGGTCTACATCAGGTTCTTAAAGATAATCCAACGCTTACTTTTCAGTCCTAACACCTTTGAACTTTCCACCAGTAGTTTTCGTGTCCATAAACTTGCCAGTAGATGTGTCACGCTTGGTATAAAGTCCAGTTTTAGGGTTATGAGACTGAGAGCGACCTTTGACGGCTCCGATACGACCGCCGCCTTTAGGTCCGTTTTTAGCCATGACTTATCCTCCTTTCTGCTAGGATAAGTTGATTATAACATTTTTAGGAGGTACAAAATGAATTGGAAAAAACTAATGCTAGGCGATTTAGAACACACGTTTACTAGTCGTGATGGCAAGGAAAAAACAAGTATTGAATTTGAAGGCGGCGTATTGCCAGCGCTATTGGTGCTAGGTGGTATCACTTGGCTGATCGCTTGGCTTATTACAAAATAAAAACTCCCATGAGGGAGTAGGAGGAAAATTATGATATTAAAAATTATTTTAATCTCATTCTTTACATCATTTATTACGTCATTATTTGTTACTAAAGGACTCATTGGAGTATTGTCTGATTCTTGGTTAAAAATATCGGAGCAAAATTATAAAAATTCTGAAGATATTATAAAAAGTGTAATTAAAGATCGTCTTCGGTGTGGAATATTCGTTTTCTTTAAGTAATTTCTGAACAGTTTCATCATTATTAAGATAGAAATTGTTATTTAAATCATTAACCATATTTTCACCTCGACATTTTTATTTAAATTATACCACAGAAAGTTTTAAAGCTATGTTGTTTTAGATAATTCCAAATTAGAAAGGAGGTGGGGAATTATGAAAGAAATTTTGTCAAGTATAGCAAAAAGCCTTGAATCCATTGCGACTGAATTCAAAGCTCAAAATTCTTACAGAGAAGAAATGAAACAAAATATGGAACAAATGGAAAAAATAATATTAGATATCCAATCAGATCCATTTGGACTCAAACACTTAAAAGATAAAGCGTTGTCCGAAAAAGCTTCTAAGCAAAAGGGATAGCATCCTTTATTTTCTTAGCAAACTCAAGCCAATATTCTATCCTGCCAGATAAAGTCTTGGCTTGGTCTTGTTTCTCAAGTTCAGCGATAGCTTCGGTTGTTAACGAAATTAGATAAAGCGTATCGCTTGCAGCCGTCGCTGAAATATAACCATGTTTTCTAAGTTCAAAACAAGTATCTAATACATCTTCTTCAGACCATTCATTCATAATGTTTTCTTTGATGAATTGAATATCTTCGAAATTGCGAGACTCTTCTTTAGAAATTTTATCTTTACGTCTCTCGTTGTATTTGACATACATTGAACTTAAAAGAAACTTGGCATCTTTTGTTAATTTATCCATACAATCACCTCCTTTCTGCTCACATTATAGCAGATTAGAGGTACTAAAAACAGATAGAAAGGGGGTGGGGGAATGACGAAACCAGTGATTACAATCGCTGAAATTAGAGCTAAGTATAAGTTAAATCAAGAAGAATTTGGTAAAAGTATTGGAGTATCAAAACAGACTGTTAGTTCTTGGGAACAAGATGTATATAGAATAAAGTCAAGAAATTTATTAAAAATATATGAAGTTTACGGTGTAAGCTCAAGTGACCTTCTAGGAGGTTAAATTTTTTGAAACATACTTGAGAAATTCTCATCTACTAGAAAGGAATAACATGAATCAACTAATTAACGTAACACTAAACGAAAATCAAGAACCTATCGTAAGCGCTAGAGATTTGCACAAAGGTCTGAAAGTTAAAACACGCTTTAGCCAATGGGTAGAACAAAACTTCAAAATTCTTGAAGAAGGATATGATTTTACAAGTGTAGTCGGAACTACGGTTGTAAATAACGGAGCTGTCCGAGAAATACAGGACTATTCTTTATCTTTAGATGCTGCTAAAAACTTAGCAATGATTTCTAAAACAGATGAAGGGGCAAAGGTCCGCAAATACTTCATCCAGGTTGAAAAGGACTTCAATAGTCCAGAAAAAATCATGGCAAGAGCCTTACTCATGGCAGATAAGAAAGTCCACAAACTAGAGGCACAAATCGAGGCTGACCGCCCTAAAGTGCTGTTTGCGGACGCTGTAAGTGCTAGCAAATCATCTTGTCTGATTGGTGAGTTAGCTAAAATCCTGAAACAGAATGGAATCAATATTGGTCAGAATAAGCTATTTCAGTGGTTACGAGCCAACGGCTACCTAATCAGTCGCCGTGGTGAGTCTTGGAATCAGCCAACGCAAAAAAGTATGCAACTTGGATTGTTTGAACTCAAAAAAACAGCCATCAATCACTCTGACGGTCACACTACAACAAATGTAACCCCAAAAGTTACTGGTAAAGGGCAACAATACTTTATTAATAAATTCCTTAACCAGGAATATCTGCCAGTTTAGAAAAAGGCGATGTAGCTTAGAAAGGAGAAGGGATGGAAGAAATTTTAAGCCATAATGAAATGGAGTTGATGAGTTCTATTTCAGGGCTTCAAAAGTCAATATTCATACAAACAGAGCACTTATCTGAGCAACTAACGAAAAAACTTCATCATCTAGAAGACTACAATAGCCCAATTGATGATGAAGCGATTAGATTAGCTGAGGTGACAGCAGAATTTTACAAGTTGCTAATCAAGTCTCCTAGTATTAGTGCAGTTGTCAAGGAGATTGTGAGCGAGGGACATAAGTGTTAATGCGGTAATTGCATCGTTGATACTATCTGGATTGTAATACTTGAGTTTATGGGCTTTTGAATTGCGATAAAGGTGAGCAATTGTGAGCAATAGATTTTTCAATCCTTTGTACTCGCTCTGCTCGTTAAGCGTTTGTAGTTTGTTACCGTTTATGATAACGATAGGTTCTTTGAGTTTGAAGCATTGATCTATCAGACTAGCTGAGTCCATTGATGAGCCTGTTAGTAGACGAATACGGTGGAAAATCCCTTTACTTGCTTCAAAGACGGCATGGAAATAGTTTTCTTGTAAGAGTTCTTGGGTACAAAATCTTAAAACTTGAGAATGGATTTTTAGTTCTCTCAGTCTACTATCAAGTGTTTCAAAACGTTTTTTGGCTTCTGGTAATGTTTTTGAGATAGTTGTACCAATTATTCGTCCGTTATCTGATATAGTCAATCCTTTCAGAGAAAGGGGAATGTTGAGTGCAGTTTTTAAATGTTCAAAAACCGAAGCTTCATTGATATACCTCAAAGGGTTACAGACGTATTCAATCACAAGTTTTATATTATCTGTATTCTGTGTCCTATTTAATATATCAGACATGAGATTGTGCACCCGTTTGTGCTTGTTAAACCCAGAATTTTGGTCGTTTTGAGGATAACCTAAAACTTCGCCCATTCGTGTTATTTCAGAATGAGAAACATAGTCAGATAGTATTTTACTGATTGCGTCTATAAATTGTGTATCAATGTCTAACATAAGTAAACCTCGTTTTTATTAAAAATTATACCACAGAAAGGAGAACCATATGAGACCAAAACAATATCCGTATAGCGGAAATAAAAAAGAATCTATTGCGGTAACAGTAGATTCCAAAACGCTAGCCGAGAAACTAGAGATTACTGACCAATCGAATATTTCCCAAGCGAAACACCGATTATTTGGTCTGTAAACAAGTAGACAAACGGCATTTTGAATTCTTGATGTGAAGATGAAATCAAGGTCACATCAACTAAGACAATCACATCAGAATCAGATGAAGTTTGTTCAGTATCTGAAATTTGATGTAATTTGTCACTGATTGCATAAACTGTGTGATACTTTTCGTTTTTTTCTTTTGGTATAAAATTTCCGACATAAGTACCAGCAGCAGTTGAAATTATAATTTGTTTGTCTGCATCCTCAGTCAACATATACATCAGACCTAGAAGGTCTTGTTTAACATTTTTATCCATAGCGTTATCCTCCTTTCCATAATTTTTGAATACAACGGTGAGAGGTCATATTCAAATAAATTATATCAGAAAGGAACGAAAGACACAACATATTGTTATATAAATAAAATTTGAACACAATATGTTGATTTTTGGAGAAATATTATGTGGGAAAAAATCAATAAAATAATGCTTGAGAGAAATCTCAATATGAATAAATTAGCAAAACTAACAGGGATTAACAAAAGCCACTTTAGTGATTTAAAAAGTGGGAGAATTAAACATCTGTCATGGCCGAACATGGTTGGACTAATGTCAAATAAGTAG